GCTTCGTTTAATGAGTAAACCAACCAGTAAACCACCTAAGTCCTCGCCGCCACCTTCTGGTAAAGGCAAGGCAAAACCCGGAAAATCCCGTCCTTCCGCAACCCCGAAACCCCCCGATACCCGTCCTGTAAAACTCATACCCAAAAATTACCCCGCTGCCGTTAAAATTGACGAATCCTATGTCAAATATCGATTTGAAAGGAAAACTGATCCCCACCCGCACCCTGTAGCACATATAGAGCGAGAGATAGGGGAGAATATTATTTATGAGATGATCCAATATAATTACCCTAACAATGTAGGGGCAATACGAATTCACGATATTGGAGGTAACCCCAAAAGACACTTAGGTAGACCTAATGTATGGTGTTCTTGTCCTATTCTAGATCCGCAGGATGAAGTGCGTCACACCGCTCGATTGCAGCAACTTAATGCGTCGTGGTGTACGCACAAGGTCCAGGATTGTGATTGCATTAACACCGACATTTACATGAGTGTGCACTCCTTGTATTACTTAACTCCTGATGATGTGAGCGAGTGTGTGTATGGAAGTAACCTCCGTGAAATGTATGCTTTAATTCATCAGTTCCCTGATCCCATGGGACAGCTAATGCATGGTGAGGCGCAATATACTTACACCGCCCCCGATCAAGTTAAAATGACCGTGAATGGTAGTTCATTTACCTATCGCCATTCTGCGTTAAATTGGTTAGGAAACGGTTATTTTATGCCCCCATGTGGCCGCCCCATTGCTTGGGAGCTGATGAAGCAATTGCCCAATTCGATTATCATTAAATTGGTGCCATCTCAAGTTTATGCTGAACCCCCTGAACCTTTACATACTTTTGAATCTGCCTTTGCTAATCCTAATGCTGTTGGAGAAGTCCAGTTCACCATGGACAGCAACATTAGTGCTTGCTTTCGATTGATAAGTGCTGAGTTGCCCTCCTTACCTTGTTACTCAATAAAGAGGTGGATTGCTTGGTTTATGGGCGACCAACCTCACGTCCTAGTTGATAAACAACTTTTGGCCAATTTAACTCGATACATAGCTGGTCGACCTAGGACTGAGGATATGTTCAGCATGTTGATTGCTGAAGCAACATCTAAAATAAAACTTCATAATATCCCCCCTGAAATTATGGCTAACACAGCTTTCGCTACTGCTGTCGTTGCATTCCATCAAAATGTTGATTATGAACGAGGTTTGCTCGATCTACTCCACCAACATAATAATAAGTTCGTCGAGTATACGCAACGACTCCATAGCTTCTCCGCCCATAACCCTTGGTTGATTCGAGGAGCTAAAATGTTAGGCCTGTTAACCGTACCTCTTATAGCATATTGCGTTTTTAAGATGAAAATCCATCCTGCCTCTTTGTTCCCCATTCAAATATCCGTTACTTCATCCTTGGTCCGAGCTGCATGTATAGCGATAGGTGTTCCCTTCGCCGAGGAAGGCCTGCGTCATTATTTAACTCGTAGACACCCTTTGGCTGCTTTAGCTTATACTGCGACTCAGATGATGATTGAATGCGGGCATATGGCTATGGCTCAAACACCACCTTTAGTCATGATAATGCATGCCTATAAATTTGTGATGTGGCAGATTTTGCACTTTGCTGGTAATAAAATGTCTCTTTTAGCTTATTCGACCCATGCTTTAAACAACATAGCTGCCTATTATTGTGGCACTATTGTCCCTGTCGTTATTCCCCCGGCCAATTTATTTACTAGTTTAATAGGTAAAATTTTTGCCGTTTGTGCGAGTGTGTACACTTGGTTTATGCCCTCAAAGAAGGATCCCAATGCTGCAGTCCGCAATGTTATTCAATCAATGCGTGATTATAAAGCAACTCATGAGATCCATTTCGATAAAAATCAACCTGCGTCACTCGGCTTCACCCCTGTTTATCCTGGGTTGAAGTGTGATGTACCAATTGCCGAACAACAAGAAGGCACAACCATAGATATTGTGGGGGATGATTATACCCACTTAAAAGGTGATCGTTTGGTTATCACTGCTCATGGCGTGACTAATGTTACAAATCTCCCTGCTTGCGTTGCCACCACTCAGCACAATGAGTTTTTGGCTGTTGCCAACCGTGTCACACGAGCTGTAGTTGAACCTGACCCTTTCATAACGAAAATATTCTTTGAGTGGTTACGCCATAATTTCGACGTCTTATTCCCTGATTGGCGTCCTATTGAATCACCTTCATTCGATAATTGGAATCGAAGATTCCCACAACACCTTCAAAAGTTACAAGTCATGGCTAAACGAAGGACTGAGACTTTGGATCTCAATTGGAAAAAGTTGACAAAACGGAAAGCTTTTATTAAACGTGAAGTCATTATGCCCAATCATTTGGGGCACTTCAAACCTGTTAATCCTCGATTGATCCAATCTGTGTCCCATGAAGCTAATGTTGTCCTTGGACCATGGATGTATGCTTTTAGCAATCAACTCGCTAAGATGTGGAATCCTCGTCATTTTTTGTGCTCCGCTCCTGGTAATTCAGCCGACACATTAGGCCATGCGATTTACCAATTTCATGATAAAGCTACAATCATTTTAGATGATGACCATGAAAAATTTGACGCACATTATATGGAGTTTGATTATGAAGTTGAAAAGTACATTTATGAGAAGTTTGGCCTGAATGGAGATGCTTTAAAAATTTTTATGGCTCAGTTTTATACTGTGGGGTACACTTATCATTCAGTTCGTTTTACTGCTGATTATAAACGTAAATCAGGTGATCCAAACACTTCCTGTGGGAACACTACTTCCAATGGATTAAAACACAAATTCGTTGACGATTGCTTTCGATGGTCAAAGAAATACCTTTATTCATATTATTTGAATGAGAAGAAATACACCATTGGTGATTGGAAGCACATGATTCGTGAAGGCTTTGATAAGTATCCTGATACAAATCAGGATTTCAAAGGCATTTATTGTAGTGATGATGGCATTACCCTCGCTGATTGGGACATCAATTTTAGCGAGTTGCCATCTGGTACCCCCAAGGACCTCAGCCTCTGGCATCAAACCCTTCAAGAGTGTGTAACTGACCTGTTTGTATTGTTAGGTCTTACAACAGTCGCTAATATTAATGCTGCTGATAAACCATATCGATCCGTCTTTTGCTCTGCTCGTCTCTATCCTGTGAGCAAAAAATATAATGGGGTCACTGAATCATATAGTTTTGGACCGAAAATTGGCCGTGTTATTTCTAAATTCGGAGCCACCATTAAAAAGGTGCCCGACCCACAAGTTTTTTTAAAAGGTATCGCACTCGGCTTGATGCCAGATGCTGCACATGTCCCTATATTGTATGAGTTTTTAAAACAAGTTTTGGATGTCTTACAAGGGGTCAAGGCTGAACCTGTGTTTCCTGAACGACGCTTCCACTCATCTGGTACTTGGAAGCCATCTCGTGATGTTAAGACAATGTTGTCCCATGCCTATGGGATAACGCCAGCCGATATAACCTCCCTCATCAACTACTTGAAAGGTATCAAAAGGTTTCCTGTTGCATTGTCCCACCCTATTTTGACGAAAATAACTGGTGTGGATATGGACTTTGAAACCCCGAATTAAATTCCCGTTCATGCGCCAAGCAGTAAATTAATCTTGAGCACGATTGGCGCGGTAGCTAGGCTCCCCTCGTAAAAATATGTCCACTCGACAAACCCAAAAACCCAAACCTAAACGACAACCTAAAAAGAAAACTGCGGTTAAATCCAAACCTATGGTTCGTCCACGAAGACGACCTAATCGTCCCGCTGTGTTGAAAGCTAAAGGTATCGCAACCGTGATTTCCAAACTTGGCACTTTCTCTGACTTTCCGGTGAAGGGTAACTCCTTCCTGAGGGGTGGTGTGCCTTCGCGCACCATCCTAAGTGCAACTGCTAGTGGTAATACGTTTATCCAGCACAGAGAGTATGTTGCTGATATAACAGCAACCATTGCCTTCACAAATCGCCAATACATTATCAATCCCGGTCTACCTGCTTCCTTTCCCTGGATGGCCACCATTGCTGCCAATTATGAGCAATACCGAATCTGGGGAATGGTCTTTGAATTTCGGTCTATGAGCGCCACTGCCGTCCTTAGCACAGGCGCCAACACAGCCCTTGGAACTGTCATCATGGCTACCTCTTATAATGAGGCTACTGCCGATTTTATTGATAAACGAACCATGGAGAATTATGCCTACGCCAACTCATCTCCCCCTTCTCGCACCTTTTATCATCCTATTGAGAGTGCTCGAGGTCAAACCCCAGTCACTGAACTTTATGTCCGAGTGGGTGCTACTCCTAGTGCTCAAGACCTACGACTTTATGACTTGGGTGTTTTTAATTTAGCGACAGTTGGGATGCAAGGTAATGTTGGCGTTATTGGAGAACTTTGGGTGTCCTTTGAGGTTGAATTCCTCAAGCCCAAATTGATCTCCGGTCCTGGCTTAAATCTCCTTGGCGCCAAATATTCGTCGTCTACTTATTCGAATTTGGCACCGTTATTAGGGTCGACCATCGTTTATGATTTAATTGGTCTCACCGTATCTAGTGGTCTGACCATTGTTTTTCCGCAGTACATCGTTGACCAGTCGTTTTATCTTTACTTCTCTTGGCATGGTTCGTCAACAGTCACTATTGCATCTCCTCTAGTCACAACGACGAACGGTGTATTGACCACCTCCTGGTTCAATGGAGTTGGCCAAACAAATCCTGCTCCTTTGGGATCTACCATCAATTCTATTTATACGGTTGCCATGATTTTTCAGACAACCGCACCGGCTCCCACAATTTCCATCAATGCCGGTGGTACTTTGCCCAATGCTGGCTTTTTAGATTGGGTGTGTTATCAGATCCCTGCCTTTGATCAGCAGTTGACCTCAACACCGTGTCGTATTCCTGTACACCGCCGCTTGGCCGACCAGCTTGATGAGCTGGATAGTGACGAATACGAACAGTTCACTGAAACTTTAGAGAAGTACAACCTTAAGCTTGAACGTCAGCCTAAGGTTTAAACGAGGGAAAAGTGGGGGGGCTTATATAAATCCCACTAATAAAAGACCGCTGCCTAGTGCTTGCGCTAGGTTATAGCC